TGATTACTTGTATCTGTTGAACAAGGACGTTAACTTCATCCGTGAAGCCTACCCTTTGTCGGCTTTCTCATCTGAGCCAAAGCATTACGCCATCTTTGGCCCTCAATCAACAAACGTCAATGAGTTGACATTCATTGTTGGCCCAACACCAAACAGCACATACAGTGCTGAGTTGCATTATTACTACTACCCAGAATCCATCGTGACTGCGTCAACCACATGGTTGGGAGACAACTTTGATTCTGCGCTGTTGTACGGGACTCTGTGCGAGGCTTTGACCTACATGAAGGGTGAGCCTGACATGGTCAAGCTGGTCAATGATCGGTACGTTCAGTCAATTGCTCTACTCAAGAACTTGGGTGACGGCAAACAGCGTCAGGACGCTTATCGTGATGGTCAGGTTAGGGTTCAGGTAAGTTAATGTCAATTGTCCAAACCCAAACCACCAGCTTCAAAGCGGAGCTTTATCAGGGCATCCATGACTTGACCACGGATGTAATTAAGATCGCCCTGTATACAGCCAATGCAAGTTTAAACGAAGGCACAACGGTGTATTCGGCAACCAATGAAGTGGCGGCTACAGGCACTTATGTGGCTGGCGGGGCAACAATGACCGGGATTACCGTCAGCACATCTGACTACACGGCCTATGTTGGGTTTGACAACGTATCCTGGACAGGTGTAATCACGGCCCGGTGCGCCTTGATCTACAACTCAACCCAGGGCAACAAGTCGGTGGCGGTGTTGGACTTTGGGTCTGACAAGACATCGACCACCACGTTCTTAATCACGATGCCAGCCAACACATCAACCACAGCATTGATCAGGAGTTCAAATTGATAGTCACAACCACCAAAGGCGAGATGGATGATTCCTTGCTTGAGAAGCGGGAAGGAACCGTGGACAATGACAATGAACTGACCACTTGGGTTGAGTATTGGCTGGAGGGCGAACTTGTTCACCGTTCTGTCCATGTCCAGTTGAAGAAAATGCCGGTTTTTGCCGGTGCTGAAGCCGCATCTATAGGTTAAAGGAAACATCATGGCAAACACACAAGCAATGACCACCTCGTTCTTGGGCGAGGTTCTGACTGCAACTCACAACTTTGGCACTGCACCAATCCGTGCAGCCACCACGGCTGACACGTTCAAAGCGGCCTTGTATTTGGCATCGGCAACGATCAATGCCTCCACCACAGCCTATTCGTCCACGGGCGAAGTGTCTGGTACGGGTTATTCTGCTGGCGGCGTGACGGTGACCAATGCCACCGCTCCGCTGGCCTCAAACACCTCAACAACCGCAGGGACGGCTTATTGGACTCCTTCGGCATCGATCACCTACACCACGGTGACTTTGACCACGGCGTTTGATGCAGTGTTAATCTATAACTCAACACAAAGCAACAAGGCTGTCAGCGTCCACACCTTTGGTTCACAGACGATCACGGCTGGAACCTTCACTCTGACGATGCCTTCCAACACGACTTCGACTGCTCTGTTGCGCTTGGCTACCACATAAGGGGTAAGCCATGTCTCTCGGGTGGGGCGATGGCGCATGGGGGAGTAACGGCTGGGGCGGTACTCTTGACCTCACAGGTAATACCGCCACAGGTGCGGTAGGTTCTGTCACATCAAACCTCATCATTGCGCTCACGGGCGTATCAGCCTCTGGCGCAGTTGGGACAATGGCTCCCACCACCTCAGAGGGTGAAGATGGCGATATTGCGTTTGGTTTCGTTGGCGGCGTAGGGACAGCCTTAGAGATTGCTTTGACGGGTGTTTCTGCGGCTGGAGCAGTTGGAACCGTTGACCATAGCAAGGATGTTGCCCTGACGGGCAATCTGGCCTCTGGGTCGGTTGGGTCAGTTACAACCTCACGGCTGGTAGCACTTACAGGTGTTGAGGCATCGGGGGCTGTAGGAGCCGTTACCGGGGACAAGGCAACGGCCTTGACCGGAGTCTCCGCAAGCGGGGCGGTCGGCACAGTTGTCCAAAGCGCATCGGTTGCATTGACCGGAAACTTGGCGTTTGGCTCCCCCGGTGGGGTCATTGTCCCGCTGAACAGCAACCAAGCGGACGGATCGGTCGGCACAGTTGTCAAAGAGGTGTCCATCACCCTGTCTGGTGTAAACGCATCAGGCTCCGTTGGAACAATGTCGGTGGCCGACAGAATACTGGCCCTAACAGGTGTAAACGCAAGAGGATCAGTGGGGGATGTGATCGCCGTCTATTGGAAACCTATAGATGACACACAGACCCCTTCGTGGCAAAATATCAGCAACCCGCAAACTCCTAGCTGGACGAATGTATCAGATGTACAAAATCCAGCCTGGGAAGAAGTCGTAACTTGAGGTTTAAACATGACTACAGCATACACATCACTCCTGGGTTTTGCACTTCCCGTAACTGGTGAATTAAGTGGCACATGGGGCGATACAGTCAATAACGGCATTACTTCATTGCTGGACTCTGCAATTGCCGGGACAACCACCTTAAGCGCAGACACTACGCTGACCACCACCACAGGTGCATCCAATCAGGCGAGACAGGCTATTCTGCTCTGCACAGGGCATTCAGCAAACATCACCATCACGGCCCCGGCACAATCCAAGATTTACACGGTCATTAATGCTTCGGCAACCTACACGGTAAAAATCAGGGGCGTAGGCCCAACCACGGGCATCACGATCCCCGTTTCATCCACAGCCACAGTGGCATGGAACGGTTCTGATTTTGTTGATGCCACAAACTATATCAATGGCAACGTAACCCTGGGTAGCGGCACAGCCAATGGCGTTGCTTATTTGAACGGCTCCAAGGTGCTGACCACGGGTAGTGCGTTGGTGTTTGATGGTACAAATTTGGGTGTGGGGACAAATAGTTTTAATGCTTTTATTAACAACTCAGTACAAGCATCTTTTGGAACTGTTGTTTCAAAATCGAACTCTAGCACTACTTATGATTCTGTTATTGGTCAGCTTGCAATTAACAACCCAGACACTACAGCAAACAATTTTTCTCAGCTTGCATTTACTACATCCGATGGTACAAATCGAGTAGTTTCTGCTGGAATATTCGCACAAACCACGGCTCGTACTCCGAGTGCTTGGACAACTACAAACCTTCAGTTTTTTACAGGCACTGCTGGGAACCCCCCAACATTAAAAATGCTTCTTGATGGAAGCGGGAATTTGGGTGTTAATCAAGCAAGCCCAAGTTTCAAGATTGATGCTATTGGAAGCACAACAAACGGCTCTGGCATTGTCACCACACTGCGTTTAAAGAACGGCGGCACAACACTAAGTGATGGCGCAAAAATCTTATTCACAGCAGGAGTATCAACTGACGGTGCTGGCATTGGCTCTGGTGGGCAAGCATTAAATTCTGCTGATTTGCGGTTTTATACAGGAGGTAGCAACCAAGCAATGACTCTTGACATCCTTGGGAACTTAATGCTGGCTGTTACTTCAGCATCAAGAAAACGCATAACAGTTGGCACACTTACGCCAACTACAACAGCCACACCAGAAGCCATAGACCTTGGCGCAACTTACAGCAATGCCGCTGGAACAAACCTTAAAATACTTACATATAACGATGGAGTTAGCACGCATGGCATTGGTGTTTCTACCGCTTCTTCAGATTATGTAACCATAGCTACCACGGGGATTCATTCCTTTTATACTGGAACAGTCAGATCAGTAACTATGGATGTGTACGGCATTATTTCTGGTACTACTTCAGCTAACCGTACATCAGCATCAACCGTTTTTCCAAACTGGTTAAGTTCAACAAATATTGGAAATTTTCGCAATACATATTTTGAAGGCAATGCTTCTACTGGTGGCAGTAATTGGTTTGGCGCTGGCACAACCCCGTACTACGCATTAGATTGGGATAGCACCGACCAAGGTCGCTTTGTTAATAATTCTGGCGCTTGGGCTAAAACCCATGCTCTTTCCCGCAACACAGGCATGGAGAATCAATACTTCAATACCGCCTTTGTGTATGAATGCACTCCCGGAACAGTTCTTACGGGTGGAAGTTGGAATTATATTAATTTCAGTGAAACCGGGGGTACAAGGCAACTCTCAAGGAACAGCATTGGATATGACGCCAATATTACATTTACGGCTCCTATGGCGGGGTGGTATTTCTTTTCCGCTCAAGTAAATTTTGTTACTTCAACGGATACTGACGGCACTATAAAACTTATACTAAACAGTAATTTTGCTTGCTATGGCCCATCATCTTCTGCAATTGCCATAGGGGGCACTCTGCAACACCCCGGCTCTCGACAAGTATCTGGCGTACTTTATATGGCTGGAGGAGATTATGTTCAAGTTGCTTGTTTTGTTACAGCCGCCTCAACAATCCGTAGCACTGCGGCATACGCTGGTACTTTTTCTGGTCACTTCATTGGTTAAAAGGAAATTCAAATGTCAGTCACATACACAGTCACCCTCACAGATGCTCAAGACAAAGCGTTTCGCCACATTGCACTAGACCCGCAATTTTGGCTTGAAAATGTTTTTATTGGCAGGGCAAAAACAGCCGTAGAAGATATTGCCAAAGCAGAAATTGACCGCAAAATTGAAGCAGGCGAACCAATCACGGGAAGTAAAGAAGATTTGGTTCTTGCCGCAGACATCAAGTCTGTTGAGCAGATGAACGCTGAAGATTTAGCGGCTCGTCAAGCTGAAAGCGCCGCCCGTCAACAGAATTCTGTTTCTGCATAATAGATAAGGGCAACCCGCTGGCCCAAACAGCGGCTTTTAATGGAGAAACGCATGACTGAGCAAGAGACTCTGGCAACCCCTGTCAAACTGGAACTGCCCCTGGGCGCAGTGAACATGATCCTGGCCGCATTGGCAAAAGCACCTTATGAGCAAGTTGCTGATTTGGTGCAAGCTATTCGTGAGCAAGCTATCCCTCAAGTGCCAATGCCTGAAGAGGCCAAGTCTGCGGAGCAGCCATTGATCCAATAACTGCATTTGCCCTGTGCAAAGGGGCATATGAAGGCATAAAGGGCTGTATCAGCGTTTACCAAGACCTGAAGAAAACCGGGTCTGATCTGTCAAAGATCACAGGTGAAGTTGGTACAGCCCTTTCGAGTTTTTTCAAGGGCCACGCAGAGTTAGAAGCCAGCCATGAGAAGGCCCAGTATCAGCGTGAAGAGAACCAAAAGAAGGGGATCAAAGACGATCTTGCCACACAAGCCATAGACAACGTGATGTATCTGCGGCAGACCAAGCAGTTCTATGCCGATCTTGAGAGAATGGTGCGCTGGGAGATGGGACAACCCGATCTCTGGCGGGAAATCGTTGAAGAGTATCAACGGCTGTTGGATCAGAAATCGGAGCAGGCGGCACGGGAGTTGCACGAAAAGCGGGTGAAAGCATGGCGGCGACAAAGGTTAAAAAATCAGATTCTGGACAGGGTGCTGGAAACGGTGCTGGTGGTTTTCGTAGTCGCTTACCTGATATGCCTAATGTGGATAATCAGTCTTCATCATCGGGGTCGATTGGATACCTTCTGGTCTTGATCCTGTTTGCGTTGGTCTTTGTGTTGGTGATCCCCCTGGTTGGGATGCTGTATGTGGACACGATGGTTGTGAAGCAAGAGGCCAAGGCCCAGATGGAGAAGGTGGAGAAGCTGCGTAAACAGGTTGAAGAAGATGCCAAACGAGAAGCCGAACCCAGATGACACCTTGAGCAAGGTGCTGGCCTATGTGGACAGCCCGTTTAAACTGATCGCCATTTTGGTCATGGGGGTGGTAGCGTTTACAGGGTATTTTCTTTGGCAGAACCAAGAATTGTTGGTGGGGGCATACCGGGAGAACCAGAGAATGCCCTCCATCGCAGAAGACAGAATTGAGGATGCCGCCTCCCACCTGTTTAAACATACCGGGGCGGTGGTGGTAGCAGTGTTCAAGGTCAACCCCATGTTTGGCACACGGGTGCTACACAGAGCCTACACAAAGGAAGGCCGGGACAAGATTAATGACGGGCTGGATGTCGGGCTGTTTACATCCAATGCGGCCAACAACAAGGATGTGGTGGCGCTGATGGCGGGGGAGATACCCTGCGGCAGCTACACCCAGGCGCAGAGTGAGATTGGCCTTTGGTACATTGAGAAGGGAATGACCTATGGGTGTAGAGTGGGTGTTCCACCTGACCCCAGCAGGTTCATTGGACAGATTACCGTTGGATGGGCCGAACAGCCTGAAGACATGGAAAAGATTAACAACCTGCTGCTCATAGCGGCAACAATGCTTTCAAGGAGCAAACAGTAATGCTGACCCTATTTTCAACCCTGATCTCTTTCCTGATGGGCGGCTTGCCCAAGTTGCTGGAATTCTTCCAAGACCGCAGCGACAAAAAGCATGAGATGGCTTTGGCCCAGCTTCAGATTCAGCGGGAGTTGGAGATGCGAAAACTGGGCTTTGAGGCCCAAGAGCGGGTCGAGCATATCAAGTCTGAGCAACTGGAGATGGAAACCAAATCCAACGATAAGCAAGCCCTGATCGGCGCTCAACAAGCTGAGATGCAGGCCATATACGCCCACGACACCAGCCTGAATGAAGGCACAAGCACTTGGATGAAGAACCTGCGTGCCAGCGTACGCCCGGTCATCACCTACGGCTTCTTCCTGCTTCTGGTGGGGATTGACTGCGCCCTGATCTGGCACGGCTTCAACAGCAGTGTGAGTTTTGCGGAAATGGCAAACCAACTGTGGGATGATGAAACCCAGGCTCTGTTTGCCTCAATCATTGCCTTCCATTTTGGTGGCAGGGCGTTCGGCAAATGAGGATGTGAAATGGCAGACAAACGCAAAATCCAAGGCGGCTACTACAGGCCAGATTCTTCTGAATATGAGCAGTTTATAAAACTTCTTGATCCAGAAAGGCGAGGGCTAAAGCCGTTTGGCGTTCACAACGTGCATTTGCCCGCCGAAAAAGAAATTAACCCAGATCAGTATCTGGGCGCACGAAGAGCCAACCCACAGAATAAATATGGCGCAAAGGATCGGATGGAGACCCAGGAATATGGGTATGACAAAGAAACAATGGGTAACTTGCTAAAAGCCTACAAAGATGCAATAGCAAAACACGGCATTGCTCCGCTTCATCCTGATGACTTGGCAAACATGGCGCTGGTTGAGGGCCGTTCAAATTTTGGCTATAACGCATATAACCAAAATAACAAAGACGCTCAGAGAATTGCAAAAAATTTAATTAAAGCGGGGCATGACCCGTATGCGGCAGGCTTTCCCGCCGCCATCGCCGATAAACAGCAACTGGCCGAAAGGCTTGGGGTTCCTTTTTACCAAGCTTGGAACGGGGTTAGTCCAGCCGGTAAATCGTATGCAGAGCGAATTGAACAACAACGGTATGCAGTTGAAGACCCGAGAAATCAGGCGTTGAGAGAGTACATTAGGCAAACAATGGGGTATAAAGAACCTGACGTAAAAATAGCGCAAGATGCCCCAGTTGAATTACCAACAGATTACCGTGCTGGCGGCAGGGTTCGGCTAATATGAATCTCAGCCCAGAGGCCATCAAGGTCATCTGCCATCATGAGGGCATTCGGTTTAAACCATACCGATGCCCAGCACAGCTTTGGACAATAGGAGTAGGTCATGTTCTTTACCCAGATCAAGGCAAGCTACCAATGGATCAAAGAGGGGCTTACCAGCTTCGGCCAGAAGATAGCCGCACGTTTTCAAAGGAAGAAGTAGATGGGATTCTCAGAAGCGATCTTGCAAGGTTTGAGCGTGGAGTGGCTCAGTTCTGCCCCGTTCCCCTTACACAAGGTATGTATGATAGCCTTGTTAGCTTTAGTTTCAATGTCGGTCTTGGAACACTCCAGCGTTCAACGCTTCGTCAAAAGCTGCTTCGGGGCGATAAAGCGGGTGCTGCGGAAGAGTTCCTCAAATACTGTTTAGCTGGGGGAAAAATTTTAAAAGGTTTGCAAAACCGGAGGATTGATGAACGAGCTATGTTTTTGTCGTAGGCTTGCCCCATTTTTCTTCCGGCCAGTTGGCATTGATGCGGTATTTCAACGTCATCCAATTAACCTCAAGATGTCTGGCAAGCGTGGCAATAATAAATGGCCTGCCTTGATAGGTAACATGAACATTGCTAGATATGTTTGCCTGTTGCTCATGCCGGGTTGCCCATCTACAATTGAGCTTAAAGTACCCCTTAGAGTTGTCAATACGATCAAGGCTGGTGTTGTTTGGCTTTTCACCCATATCGGCAAGGAACGCTTCAAATGTTTGCCATTCGCTTGATACCGTTATCCCCCTTCCTCCATACTGAGCATATGCTGCATGCTGTGGGTTTTCGCATCTTTGGCGCATTGCAATCCATGTGGAATACGTTTTTGTTAGGGTTGCATTTTTTGCGTGCCCGTGTTTGGTGTGTTGTGTTGCTGTCCCGCATGACTTTGAGCAAAACTTTCCACGGCCTTCTGCAACCCTGTTTTCAGATGTTTCAAACGGTGTTCCGCATCGTTGACATTGTGTTTGAATGCGCTTATAAATGGGCTTCATATTTGTCTCCAAAGATGCCTTATTGTAATGCAAATATGGCTGGTGGGAAAATACTCAAAGGGCTGCAAAATCGGCGTATCGATGAACGAGCCATGTTCTTGTCATAAGGTAGATCATGCCACTCAAAAAAATTCAACTCAGGCCCGGTGTAAACAGAGAAAACACACGGTACACCAATGAGAACGGGTGGTATGACAGCGACAAGATTCGTTTTCGCCAAGGTACGCCAGAGAAGCTTGGCGGTTGGATTCGCATCTCAGCAAACACATTTGTTGGTATCTGTCGATCCCTTTGGGCCTGGGCAACGCTGGGCGCTGCCAACCTCTTGGGGGTTGGCACAAACCTGAAGTTCTATATTGAGAACGGCGGGGCGTACTACGACATAACCCCGGTCAGATCGTTGTCCACGCTGACCAACCCGTTTGCCACCACCAACGCATCAACCACCGTCACTGTGACGGATGCCGCTGGCGGGTACATCACAAACGACTTTGTCACGTTCACAGGTGGAACGGCGGTTGGTGGCTTGACCATCTCTGGCGAGTATCAGATTACTGTTACCGGCGCAACCACTTACACCATTCAAGCCGCCTCTGCGGCAACATCCACTACCACTGGCGGTGGCACGGTTTACGCCGTGTATCAGATCAATGTTGGCCCTGCTTACGAAGTTCCTTTGAGTGGCTGGGGCGCTGGCCCGTGGAGTTCGGGAACGTGGGGGAATGGTACAACGTCCACTGACTCCCTGCGTCTATGGAGTCAGTCCAACTTTGGCGAAGACTTGATCTTTGGCCCCCGAGCCGGGCCAATTTATTATTGGGATGCTTCTATTGGCTTCACAGGCTCCACTTTTACCGTGACGATTGCCAGCCCTGGGGTTCTGTCCACCAGTTTAAACCTTGTTAACGGGACGGCACTGACGTTGACCACCACCGGGGCTTTGCCCACGGGCCTACTGGTGGGTACAGTCTATTACGTTGTAAACGTGTCTGGTACGCAGTTCAGCCTTGCCGCTACCTATGGCGGGTCGGCTATAACCACCACCGGAACACAGTCAGGCACTCATTCATTCTCCCCCAGAGGTGTTGCCCTGACGGCTTTGGGAGGCGGGTCGAGCGTCCCGGTGATACAGAACTTCATTCTTGTGTCCGACACAAGCAGGTTTGTGTTTGCCTTTGGAACAAACGATTACGGGTCATCTGCCCAAAATCCAATGTTGATTCGTTGGTCAGATCAGGAGTCTCCGGTAACTTGGACTCCAGCCGCAACCAATCAGGCTGGTAGCTTGCTTCTCTCCCATGGCTCAGAGATCGTCACCGCTATACAGTCCCGGCAGGAGATATTGGTGTGGACAGATTCCTCCCTGTACTCTCTCCAGTACGTTGGGCCACCTGTTGTGTGGGGTTCCCAGCTTCTGGGAGATAACATATCAATCGTGTCTGAAAACGCAGTTGCCTATGCAAACGGTGTTGCGTACTGGATGGGCGTGGATAAGTTCTACAAATACGATGGCCGCACGCAGACGCTGAATTGCGACTTGCTTCAATATGTATTTAACAACGTCAACAAGCTTCAGTTTCAGCAAGTGTTTGCCGGGACGAACGAGGGCTTCAATGAAATCTGGTGGTTCTACGTCAGCAATGACAGTCTGGACTACACCATTGATAGCTATGTGATATTCAACTACTCAGAGAATCAAGGTCAGGGATGCTGGTACTACGGTTCACTTGCCCGGACGGCGTGGTTAGACACTGGCTTACGGGATAACCCCTTGGCCGCTACATACAGCTACAACATCGTCAACCATGAACAGGGCGTGGATAACTCTGAAACAGCAACGACTCTGCCCATTGAGTCCTTCATCACCTCGTCTGAATTTGACATAGAGGATGGGGACAGGTTTGGGTTTATCTGGCGGGTGCTGCCTGATATGAAGTTTGTTGGCTCCACAGCCGCAAACCCACAGGTCACCATGTATCTCAAGCCCATGCAGAACTCTGGCTCTGGATATAACGACCCCTCATCATTGGGCGGGTCTGATAACGCCACAGTTACTCGCACGGCAACGGTTCCAATTGAAGCGTTCACTGGTCAGGTATACATTCGTGTGCGGGGCCGTCAGGTGTCCATGGAGTACAGGTCAACAACCCTTGGCGTTCAGTGGCAGGCAGGCTCACCACGGATTGACATCCGTCAGGACGGCAGAAGATGACTGACATCACCAAAGTCGTTGCGCCACGGATGCCCAATGCGCCGTTGGAGTATGAATCACTGTACCAAGAGCAGTTTATGAACATCCTGCGGTTGTATTTCAACCAGTTGGATAACGCCACCCAGCAACTCATCACAAACAACAACCTGCTGTATTCTGTTTACACAGTGGCTACGCTGCCCAGTGCGGTAACCAGCGGCAAGGGCGCTAGGACATTTGTGTCTGATGCTCTGGGGCCAACATTTGGAGCAACGGTAGTGACAGGTGGCGCTGTAGCCACGCCCGTGTATTCAGACGGCACGAATTGGAAGGTTGGTTGATATGGAAAAGATGACCATCAAAGAAATCCTTGCTGCCGATCTGGCAAAGAACTACAAAGATGAAAATGCCACTGCGGATGAATACTACGATGGAATAAAAAAACTTGTTGAAACAGGCACAACGCTTGAACGAGTTGGGAATACATTATTTATTTGTACACCAATAAGCAAAAGCGAAGTTGAATTCCATTCCTGCAATGCAGAAAACAAACAAAAACTCATGGAAAACGGAAACATCTTTCTATCAAAGTTGTTTCAAAACGGGTGTAAAAAGGCCATTACATATTACGATGATCCAAGGTCAACAACTTTATTGGATGGGTTTGGGTTCCCGTACAAAATAGAAAAAGTTGACCAGGGTAAAAATGCAACATACAAAGCGGAAGTGGGTGTGTAATGGGGGCATTTGATAAAGTAAAACGAGGCGCTGAAAACCTTGCCAAAGGCGAAGACCCCGGCGTTTTTGGGGGCGGTGGTGGTGGTGGTGGT